GGTCAACGTTATAGAATAGAACAGCATGGCCAATACAGATTCAAAGATTCGAAATAAAATTGCGGTTAGAACAAACATTTCCGAACCCAATCAGTTTCGTGTAATTTTCCTAAATGACGCAGTCACCACAGCAGAGTTTGTTGCTGAGGTGCTCATGCTGAATTTCAATTACAATCAGACTCGTGCGATTGAAATTACCAAAACAATTGACGCAGAAGGTTCAGCAGTAGTTGCAGTGCTACCTTATGAAATTGCTGAGCAGAAGGGCGTGGAAGTGACCATGCTGGCTCGCAACAACGGTTTCCCACTTCAGGTGAAACTGGAAGAAAACGTCTAGACATATATAAAATTTTCAACTACAATATATTCTAGGAGAATATCTATGGCTTTACATGTAATGATCGACTTGGAAACTCTGTCAGTTCGACCTGATGCAGTTATCCTGACACTGGGTGCAGTCAAGTTCGACCCGTTTGAAGACACACTGGGCGAAGAACTGGCACTGAAATTTGACATTGATGGACAGACTGCAATGGGCCGTCACATCGATGAAGACACACTACGCTGGTGGGGTGAGCAAACACCCGAAGCACAAGAAGAAGCATTTAGTACTGAAGGCCGTCTCACAGTGGATGCGGCCATGGATCAGTTCCACAAATTTGTCTGGCAGAGTGGCCCAGTCTGGAGTCATGGTAGTGTGTTCGACATTATCATACTGGAAAACTTGTACACTCAATTGGGCCGCGCCAAGGCCTGGGAGTTCTGGAGTGTACGTGACACTCGCACCATGTTTGATCTAGGTGTAGATCCAGAAATGCCCAAAGTGACAGCTCACAGAGCTCTTGATGACGCCAAAGCACAGGCCATTGCCGTGCAGAACGTCTATCGTAAATTAGGAATCAAACGTGCGAATCGTTAATGATGTGAAATTGGATTACAGCGATGTGTTGTTCGTGCCCAAGCGCAGTGAGCTCAGCAGTCGCAAAGAAGTGGATCTAAATCGAACATATAAGTTCAAACATAGCGGAACGGAATGGACTGGCGTTCCCATCATGGCCGCTAATATGGACGGCGTGGGCACTTTGCACATGGCAAATTCCCTGTACCAACATAGAATGTTCACCTGTTTAATTAAAAATGTTGACACGGCATTTTTAGAACCAACGATCCAGGAAATAGGTGGTAATTACTTCGCTGTCAGCACAGGCACAAGCGAACGAGATCTTAATAGACTATGTGCTATTCTAGATTTACACAAACAGATACAGTTTGTTTGCATCGATGTGGCCAACGGTTACAGTGAACGTTTTGGTGACTTTGTTGCCAAAGTCCGTGCAGAGTTTCCCAACGTCACCATCATTGCAGGCAACGTGGTAACTGCGGACATGACACAGGAACTTATCCTGAGAGGAGCGGACATTGTCAAAGTTGGAATCGGACCGGGATCGGTATGCACGACTAGGATACAAACTGGGGTTGGCTACCCGCAACTTTCTGCAGTTATTGAGTGCGCTGATGCGGCACATGGCCTCGGTGCCCATATTATTGCTGATGGCGGCTGCACTTGCCCAGGTGATGTGGCTAAAGCATTTGGTGCTGGTGCCGACTTTGTCATGCTGGGTGGCATGCTAGCAGGACACGATGAAGGTGGTGGTGATATAATTACCAAACTGATCGAGACCGACGAATTGCAAGCACGCCAACGCACTCTACCTGATGGACAAACCGAGTGGACCTGGACCGGCAATAAAGTTCAAGAGCAGAAGTTTGTTCAGTTTTATGGCATGAGTAGTGACACTGCCATGGAAAAACATCATGGTGGTGTGGCACCCTATCGCAGTAGCGAAGGTCGCACTGTCACTGTGCCCTATCGTGGTGCAGTGGATGACACTGTGTTGAACATTCTGGGTGGATTGCGTAGCACTTGCACATACGTGGGCGCACGTAACCTAAAACAATTGAGCAAATGTACAACCTTTGTGCAAGTCAATCGCCAGGTTAATACAGTATATGCAGGAGGAAACAACTGATGAATATTATATTTGGAAGACACAATGCTGAAAAGCTCAAGGACAAGCACATTGTTCTAGAGCTGGAAGATTTTGATGTGGAAAATGCCCAGGGCGTAATTGAACGTATGCCAGCATTCTGCGTGGTGCCAGCCAGTATGGCCACTATCCCTGAACTGGCCAACATGCCTGACTATGTCAAGATGCATGAAGATCTAATTGAGTCACTTAAGAAAGATGACTGGAACTTTGTGCGTCAGGCTATTCCACATCTGCGTGACCGTTTTGCTGGTGAAATGCGCTCGTTCTATGATGAGATTGCCAGCCGCGACCCTGAACTTAAAGAGGCAACTGATGAATCCAACTGACGTAAAACACCTGTTAATCACTGTAATCATAGTAGTGGGACTGTTATTTGCCAGCCTAATGGGATACATGATTCGTAAAAGCGAACTGGAACACCAGATAATACAGAGTGCAGTAGAACGCAATGGTGATTCCATCGCCACAGCCTGTGCAATTAATGTAAAAGAGAAAAACGAGTTTTGTGAAAAGTTTCTTATACTTAAATTGCAAAAATAACAACTGTTTGCCCTAACGCAAAAAACCTGCATTTAGCAGGTTTTTTCATGACTGATTTAGTGAGCTTTTAATGAACAGCACAAACACAGTAAATAAAAGTGCAGGAGCCTAGAGTGAAAAATGAAAACTATAATAAAAAACTCTGCACACAGCATAATTCTGTGTGTTTTATCTGCGCCGTTACAAGCGGCGCCTATAGCTGACTATTCTTTTAAAAGCCCATCATTTAATGGTGCAGGCTATAGTAGTCATGTGTTAACCATCGAAAATCAAGAAGCTACACGTAAGAAAGCTCTTGAAGACAAGATACAAGCCGCACTAGACAAGGCTGCATCTGATGCTAAGAACACCAACCTTTCCAAATTTTTAAACAACCTGGAATCGCGTATCTATGCACAGATCAGTCAGAATCTAGCCACAGCCATGTTTGCCAATGGTGGTACCACTAGTGGTACATTGAACTTTGAGGGCAACACTATATTCTGGTCCAAAGACAGCAGTAACGTTTACCTAACTGTGACAGACACAGTGGGCAACCAGACACAAGTAACAATTCCACTGGGTCAGTTCCAGTTCTAATGCCATGAAAAAAACAATAATAACATTAGCACTATTAAGTCTATTAACTGGTTGCGCCATCAACCAGAAGGGCGGCTTCGAGTACAGACCCGAAGTTGCTGAAAACAAACTGCAAAAAGAGTTTGATGCAGTTCCGCCACCCGAGGGCAAAAAGCTCACAGTGGCAGTCTACAGTTTCCAGGACAAAACAGGACAACGCCGACCAGTTGCCAACATTGCCAGCTTGAGTACAGCAGTTACTCAGGGTGGTGAAACATTCCTAATCAAGGCCCTGCAGGATGTGGGCAAAGGACAATGGTTTGATGTTGTGGAACGTGTGGGCATTGACAACCTAACCAAAGAACGACTGATCATTCGCCAGATGCGTGAAGCATATGAAGGTGCGGGTGCCAAACCACTGATGCCCATGCAGTTTGCTGGCATCATCATGGAGGGTGGTATCATTGGTTACGACAGCAGTACAGAATCAGGCGGTGCTGCTCACAGATTCTTGGGTATTGGTAAACAGACACAATACAGTAAAGACATAGTGACCGTCAGCCTACGTGCTGTCAGTGTCAACACAGGCAAGGTTTTAGCCACTGTGGCAATTACCAAAACTGTGTACAGTACAGCAGACAGTATTGCAGTTCTTCGTTTCCTGAACAACGGAACAGAAGCATTTGAGGCAGAGACAGGATTAACCATCAACGAGCCAGGTACTCTGGCAGTCAAGGCCACGGTGGAAGCAGCCGTTGTGGAATTGATCAAAGAAGGTGAGCGCAAGGGAATATGGGGTTATAAAGTCGGCGCTCTGCAAATTCAGGAGAAACAAGATGAGTTGGTTCAGAAGAACACGAACAGCCAAGAACCCACCCAAGCTGCGTCCTCACCGACACAGTCCAATGGCACTGGAGATGCAGGAACGGTCCAAAGAACTGGGACCAAAGAAGAAAAACAATAATAAAAAGGAAGAGGCACAATAAATGTGCCCTGGAGGAGACAGTATCATGAAAATAAAAACAATAAAATTGCTACTAATTCTTGGGTTTAGTGCTCAGCTTGCCTGGGCAGATGACAACAGCATCTATCTAAACCAGGCTGGAGATAATGCCACTATCACTATGTTGCAGGAGGGCGCGGGCAACCGTATCCGTGCTATTCAGAGCATAGGCAACACTGGTAATACTGTGCCCAGTAATATCATTGGTGATGCCATCTCTGTTGACGTACAACAGATTGGTAGCGGCAACATACTTAACCTGGGTGTTAACACCACGACTGCCAACGGCTCAAGTCCATCTAGTGTGTTCTATCGAGTCACTGGTAGTAATGCTGTGGGTACTATCAACATCAACAATGCTGGAACTGGTATCGCAGCCAGCCAGGCATTGCACATTGACCAGACTGGCAACGGCGCCATTGCCACTGTCAGTATGCTGGGTACAGACAACAGTCTAACAGTAACACAAGCTGGTGGTAACAATAATAAAATATTTGCCATACTTAATGCCAGCCAGGTCACAGCCATTGTGAACCAGACTGGTGGTGGCGGTAACGAAACCACACTGAACCTGACTGGTGACAAAGGGTATGTGGATGTGACAACAGTGGGTGCTACTAACATCACCAGTATCACACAGAGTGGTGGTGGGGCGAGTGGACACTATGCCAAATTGGACATCACTGGTTCCAGCAACAACACCACAATCAGTCAGAGTGGCACTATTGATACCACTGTGAACATCAAGAGTGTTGGAAGTGGTAACACATTCAACATAACCACTCGCAACTAATAGGAGTGAACGGTGAAACTATGGCCAGCTCTTGCATTTATCGGATGCTTGATATTTGATGCGTATGCCGCAGTTGGTCAAGTTACCGAGCAGTTGAATGCACCCCCAAATATCACTAGGCAAAATAAAAATCTACCTGGCCCCAAAGGCACCGGCGTGGAAATGCAGGACGCTATCAAAACTGGCCAGGGCAAAGTTGGTATCACTTTTGAAGATGATACTCGAGTACAGATAACCGAAAACAGTAAACTGGTTATTGACGACTTTGTCTACGACCCCAAAAGCAAATCGGGCAACAAACTGGCAGTAAAAATGGCCATGGGCACAATACGTTATGCCAGTGGTCAGATTGCCAAGAACAGTCCACAGAGTGTGGCAGTGACCACACCATCAGCCACCATTGGTGTGCGTGGTACTGACTTTACTGCCACTATTGAGGAACTGGGTGAGAGTACTATTATTCTGTTGCCCAGTTGCCCACGTGACAAGCCACATCGTAACGTTAAGGATATTGAATCCAATTGTGTCACTGGCACAATTATAGTGGAAAGTGATGCTGGTACTGTGATATTGAATCAGCCGTTCCAGGCCACTAGAGTTACCAGCAGAGCTGCCGTACCTATGAAGCCAGTGACACTGTCGCTGAGTGAAGATGCTATCAGCAACCTGCTGATTCTAAGTCCACCTAAAGAGATAGCTGAAGCAAATAAAACAGAAATAAAAATGCGTAATGCTCTGGATCGTGACTTTTTTGCATTTAACGGACTGGACAATGCACTAGAAATGCAAATGAATTTATTCAACCAGGATCGCTTGGCTAGTCAGTTTCTAGAACAAGATTACCTGATTAATATTTTTTCTATATTAGACGGACAGAACGGTTTGAATGAGGATTTCCTTAAAGAAGTGGATACAGTGTTGCCTGACTACAAACGCAGTTCAGGCATTGTGGCATTCAAAGATGATTTGATAGTGGAACTGTGTCGTGATGACGGCAGTAATATACAGTGTGTCACCACACCAAAGAATCAAAATAGTACCATATATCAGACACAACGTAATCTGGAATTTAAAAACAGAGTAAATCAGGGAGGTAATACTATTATTACCTTGATACAACGATGATGCGACTACCCAGCCTAATATTTGCATTTGTCATGCTACTGCTATTCAGCTGTGCGGCAAAGGCTCAGACAGAATACAACGCCATTGCCACGGCTTACGTTACAACTACGATTAGCCAGAACGTGGTATTCGACAGCACAATGCAACAGGGCGGCACATTTACCATGAGTGTACTGGCGCACAACGGTGGTGGTCGTGCTGGGCAGAGCGATACTGCTAACGTAAAGATACAATTCTATAATAGCAGTGGTGGATTAATAACTTCAGTAAACTCCACTAACTCTGCCAACCTACCAAATCCAAATGCGGTATGTGGTAACCCTTGTATTGATACTAGTGTTCCTTGGACAACACTAACTATCAGTAAAACTTTAACTGCGGCTGAAGCATCACAAGTGGCCTATGCTACAGTTAGTATGTATGGTATTGACGGAAGCTTCTGGGCGGGTGACTATGGTCCGTGGTATCGTGCTCCAACATTTCAGAAAGATGGCGGCGGCAACTTATTATACAACCCAGAGTTTGGTCCTTACAATGGCATAACAGCACAGGGCTGGACAAGTAGCCCAGGCTTTGGCGCTTGCCAAGGTGCGTGGGGCGGATCAAATGCATGTATTGTTAACAGCGATGGCGTACCAGGATCTAGCACAGTTGGTCTAGTTGCCAACGCCAACGGTGGCGGGCCAAGTGCTACTGGTGGAACAACTAGCGGCACAGCTGGTGGATATAACAACACGATGTCAGTAACCAATGCTGGTACAGGCGCAACAGCAGGTGCGGCACCTGCGCCCACTCCCACAGTGACAGGCACAAGTGTAACCTATACAACAAGAACAGTGACCAGTGGCAACGTCACCACTGTATATCGCACACCTGTGACCACAACAACTTATAGTGATGGTACTAGTACAAGTACAAACGGAACTGAAGCACTATATCAGACTAGAACCACATCCACAGTGATAACTAACAAAATTGTGGGTAACACTCTTACCACTATCAGTACCCCTATTACCACAGTTAACACAGGTGGAGTAGTTACAGTTGAAGCCAATGGCACACCAGTCAGCGTGGATCAGACTGTACAACGTGGACTGAACTATCAGGTGTGGCGTTACGATTCCAAAACATACAGTTGCGGCTGGCTGGGTTGTATCTGGGACTTGGGTCGTAGAACTCCTAGCACCAATATCGGTAGTTACGGCAATCCTGTGCGTACAGGCTTAACCACCAATGGCATGTATCTGGCTACCAATGCACGATTGCCCAACGGCGACTCCAGTTGGGTGGGTTACAACGACAACACTGTTATCCGTTACACTGGTACAATTACTATTCCAATCACAGCAGATCACCCTGCTGGTTCAGTGTACAGAATTTACTTCTACAACAACACAGACGATGGCTTTAAACTGTTGATCAACGGCACCACAGTTATCAATCAGAACTCCACTGACACCTGGCAGAAACTGATTGGTTACACCAGCAATGGCTGGCTGGATGTGGTTGCAGGACAAACTTATAATCTAGAAGGCTGGTACTGGAACGTGCTGGGTGGTGTGGGTCACAGATTCTACTGGGACTACGGTGCTGGTGTACAGGGTGTGCCCAACTCGGCATTTACCACTGGCACAATCTCCACAGCAACTATTGATACCACAGGTGTATCATATACAGGTGGCGTGGTGGATGTGACAGGCGCAGTGGTTGCCATGTATCCCGACTATGTGACCAACAACAGCGGCAGCAGTATCACAGTGGCTGACGGTGCTGGTTCCAGTGCAATCACTGACGATCAACAGGCTGCTATTAATGATGTGACCACAAGAAAAGCTGCCATGTCCGCTGGCAACCATGTGTATATTGAACAAGTGGGCGACAGCAACACCATCACAATATTACAAACCAGCAACAACAATGTGGTAAAAGGTGTGGGGCAGACTGCCGCACTGATTAGCGGAGACAGCAACAACATCACCATACGTCAGGGCAATCCAGCTGGCAACACTGCTGGACGAAATCTATTGGAACTCAACCTAGTGGGAGATGCCAACACTCTCAATTTAAATCAAGCACAAACCACAACAGGAGGTTATAACACTGCTGACAGCAACGATCACTATCAGCTGATAAACGTCACTGGCAGTAGAAATTCCGTTACTACTGAACAGACCAACATCAACAGCACACAAGTGGGCCACTTTATGGAAACCACTGTAAGTGGCAACGACAACACGCTGGACTTGCGTCAGGCATCTGCTGGCAAGACCATGTTTGTGAATGTGAATGGCAACAGCAACTCAGCTACAGTACAACAAAAGGATCTGGGCAACCACTATCTGGATTTAAAAATGACTGGCAACGGCAACAATGCTATCATACTACAGGAGGGCAATGTGGGTCACAAGGCCACTGTGGACATGAGTCGTGGATCAGGCGGTGCCAACATGCTGGATCTAAGTCAGAGTTCCAGCACCAACCCGCTGAGTTTTTCAATACAACAGACCTGCAATCAGGCCAACTGTGGCACAGTAGTGATAAGACAGACGCAGTAATAGTAGCACATTACTGTTGATTTTGCTGTGAAATCATGCTATTATAGCCCTTATTCGTGAAAACTATTTAAATATTCAACGATGACAAAATACCTAACAAGCATATATGCCGTAATTGTACTTCTTTTTGGTCTGATTACACTACGCTATCTAGACCCACTGCCAGTGGAAGTACTAAGACTGAAAAATTTCGACTTGTTGCAAAGAGTTGAACCCACCATCAAGAGCGACAACATCGTTCTATTAGAGGTGACTGAAGTCAGTATTCAGAAATATGGACAATGGCCCTGGAGCCGTGAACGCATGGCTGATGTGGTCAACCGTGCATTACAAGCTGGAGCCGCCGAAGTGGTGTTGCCCATTATTTTCAGTGAGACTGACCGTCTGGGTGGTGATGCCAAGTTTGCCAGAACAATCAGCAACAAGCCAGTGGTGCTAGCACAGACTGCCACAGTACAGCCTGCCAAGCCCTACGCAGTGGGCCGCGGTGTTGCTGCCATTGGTGATGATCCACGCCCCTGGTTGTACAGTTGGGCTGGTGCCATTGCTCCTATTCCTGAACTGGCCCGCAGTGCCGCAGGCGTGGGTATTGTGGCCAGCGTACCTGAAGTGGATGGTGTCACTCGTCGTATTCCACAACTGGTTTACATTCAAGACAAAATTTATCCCAGCCTGGGCCTAGAAGCCCTGCGTGTGGCTGGTGGCGAAGTCAGCTACCAGGTCAAGACTGGTGACAGTGGCGTACAAGCTGTGCGTATTCCACAGTTTGGCACAGTACAAACAGACAGCCACGGTCAAGTATGGGTCAAGTGGAACAATGAATTCCAACGTCAGGATGTCACTGGTGAATTTGCCAACTTAAAAGATAAAATTGTTATTATTGGTATCACAGCCGAAGGCCTAAGCAACCCGGTGGCAACACCCAACGGTGCTCGAGCACCACATGATGTACAGGCACAAATCCTACAGACCATGATCAATGGCACCACAATCAAACGCATGGACTATGCGGACTTTGCTGAACTGGCACTGTTGTTGGGCTTTGGTATTGTGCTGATCGTGCTGGTGCCACGTGCTAGTCTGATGTACACTCTGCCTGTATACGTGGTATATCTAGCAGGCGTGGGCTTGTTTGGATACATCAGCTATACACACTACAACACACTCTGGGACATGAGTTGGCCCATCGTGGCTGGCACTGGTGTGTTCATGTACCTGTTGTTTAACAAGTACGCTAAAGAATTATTCCTAAAACTGCAAATCAAGAAACAGTTTGGTACTTACTTGAGTCCAGCAATGGTCGAGAAGTTACAAAAGAATCCAGAAATGCTACAACTGGGTGGCGAAAGTCGCGAGCTGAGTATTATGTTTACAGACGTTCGTGGCTTTACCAGCATCAGTGAGCACTACGGCAAGGACGTTCAGGGTCTTACCAAGATCATGAACAGATACATGACAGCGATGACTGCCAAGATTATCGAAAACGAAGGCACACTAGACAAGTACATCGGTGACGCACAGATGGCTTTCTGGAATGCTCCACTGGACGATGCCAATCATGCCAAGAACGCTGTGCGTACAGGTTTACAAATGATGGGGAGTTTAGATGAATTTAATCGCGAAATTACAGCAGAAGGCGTTCCTGCTTTCGGTATGGGTCTTGGCATTAATACCGATACTGTGGTCGTTGGTAACATGGGATCAAGTCAACGCTTTGATTACACTTGTCTGGGTGATGGCGTTAATTTGGCTAGTAGACTGGAGGGCCAGAGTAAGCCCTACGGAGTAAAAATTGTCATTGGTGCCAAAACCAATGAGCAAGTTCGTGACGAATACTTCACACTAGAGTTGGATTGTATAGCAGTTAAAGGTAAGAAAGAAGGTGTTAACATCTTTACGGTACTGGAAACAGATGCAGGTGCAATGGTAGACTATCTATCCACCCGCGAGCATCATGACCTGATGCTACAATGCTACCGTGAACAAAAATGGGCGTCAGCAATCAAGTTAATTAATGACAATCTCAAGGGTGAATTTGACGGACAGATGGATCATTATTATGACCTCTGGCTGGAGCGAATTGGAGAAATGAAGAATGCAAAGTTGCCTAAAGACTGGGACGGTGTATTCCGTGCTACCAGTAAATAACAGGATCTTTGACCTATGGTTAGAACTCTGGCTATACTATTACTATCTGCCCTATTTTATTGTGGGCAAGCAACCGCTGCCACCAATGGCAAATCTGTGCCCATCACCGCCAGCTCGTGGCTGATTGCCGACGGCGATGGCAAAATACTAAACAGCGAAAATATCGACGAACAACGTAGCATTGCCAGTATTACCAAACTGATGACAGTGATGGTGGTGCTGGATGCCAAACAAAATCTAGACGAATACATCAAACCCTACACTCGTCGTGAACTGATACAGCTGAGTATTGTTCACAGTGACAATCGTGCCACACAAAAACTGTGCGAGCATTACCCTGGTGGCACCACTGCCTGCGTCAATGCCATGAACACCAAGGCACATTTTATGGGGTTGCGTAGCACTAGGTATGTGGAGCCCACAGGATTGAGCGTGTTTAATGTGAGCACAGCACATGAACTGGTCACACTGGTTAAAGCTGCCGCAGATTATCCTGAGATTGTGGAAGCCAGCAAAACATCAGAGGTAAAGATACGTTCCAAGAAACACACATCAGTATACAGGAACACCAACCCCATTATTGGCAAGCGTTTTGACTTTATCGTGAGCAAAACAGGCTGGATTCGTGCTTCAGGAGGCTGTATTGTCATGATGTTGGACACTAGTATGGGCAGGCGCATTGTTGTGTTGCTCAACAGCAAAAACACACGCACTCGCATACCTGAAGCTGAGTTAATTGCACTCAGTGCTTGAATTAGTGCTCACTTGTTGTAAGTATCTGGCGTAATACTTACTATAGGCAGCAGCCGCCCACACACTTATAACGCAAAGGTCCTAAGGTAGTGTGTTCTTTAAGAACTGCCCCCGGCAGCTTCTTTCTTATCTGATGGATCTATACTTTTCTTTGCAATACTATCAGCTTCATCCATGGCTTCGTGAAACTTCTTGTTAGCTTGTGCTTCAACTTTTTGCGTTTCCATAACACGATCCGACTCAATCATCTTGCCACGCAAGTGTAACACAGTGTTTACCTTCTGATTCAGACGGATCAAGTCATTGTCCAACATACGGATACGATCAATAAGAGCAATCAACACAGTATTAGCATCACTAATAACAGGCTTGACTTCCAGTGTTGCCCACTCCCAGACATATTTGATGATGTAACCCATACCAACCGCCATGACGATTGGAAATCCATATTTGTTTACCAGTTCACCTATTTCACCCATGTTATTATTCTCCTATTGTATTTACTTACTTGATTAACACTAACATTTTTGATATTAATATTGCCACACCCAGCACTGTAAGGAAAATCAAACTGGCAGCGACTATTACCGCCATGGCGGCAATGGCTGTTCCGTATTGCATTAAACTACTCCAGGGGGTTTTCATTTTATCTACCAGTCCATCGTTTTGGTGCCGCCTCAAGCCGCCTTTGTTCTTCTGTCTTTGGTATCCAACCATCACCAAGGTGTGGATACTTTTCTATTCGGTTTTGTACTACCCACACCATGGCCAGCCCAACAACTGTGGACACTGCTAACCCACCAATGCCAATGGCAATTTCAGTACGCAGGTGTTCCAATCGGCGCTTTCTTCTCAATTTTTCAAGATACTCGTTGTCCATTTGTCGAGCAATGAGCACACGCTGAGTTTCGCCCATGTGCTTCATCATGGCTTCCACTTCTGTGTAAAGCGCACCCAGTTCGGGCGGTGATTGATACACCATCAGTTCACGCAAGTCCACACTCATTTGCTCTAATTGCTTACGCATCAGCACACGCTGTAGCGCACGTTTGCCCAAACTGGCATCGCCTGTGTAAACTTCTTCTTCTGCACGGCGTTCTTCTTCGTCAAACACAGCCATACACTTGTAGAAGTTGTCGTAGTAAGTGCCCAAGTGTTCCCCAATTTCCTGATAGATACCAGTGTGTGCGCCTGACTCAGCTTTTTTGTTAAGCTCAATTACATTGTTCTTTTCTTTAATGAATTGATTACGTTGTTCTACAGTGGCAGGCTTCTCAGGTGGGTGTAGCTTCTTGAATTGGTCGTCAAGATCTTTGAGGACGTCTTTAACTTCCCCAGCGGCACCTTTGATATCTTTGTAGAGTTTACAGCCAGCCTTGACAGCAGATACCGCACCGTTAGCTAACGCAAAGAGTGTTAATGGATCCACATCGTAAACCCTTTAACTTTCAGTTGCGGGTGGCACGTTGCTCACCCCCAATGTAAATTTAACTACAGGATCTACTTTTTTAAGTATTTTTCTTCCGTCACTAGTATCAACCACTTGCCAGAGGTCGCCGGTGTTCCATTCTAATCGATCAGTGTTGAGTTCCTTGTCAGGAACTATAGTTGTAGGAGATAGATCCCAGTCGTAGCCTGCATACAACATGGTTAATCCCTTCGAGCATCGTTCTTACCATCAGCGCGAGCAATACGATCCACGTCGGGTTTTAGACCCAATGCGTTGGATACGATTGTATCAATACGCACTACATCATGGTTCATCGTCTTGACACGATTGTCTAGAGCTGTAATAATACCAGCCATACCCCTAATAGATCCTAGGACCCCACCCAGTAACAGTTTAATAGTCAGATACACAAAGTATCCACCTGCTAAAGCCATAGCCACTGGAAATCCTAGATCACCTATAATTTTGAAAATCTCACCCATTTTTGGCTCCTGTACCAATTTGTTTTTATTAGTATTTATGAAAAAAATGTACAGAATGGCCGCCCAGTTAAATACTGTGTTAATTCTATTTTTTAAGGAGTTTTATCTATGAAAGTTGGCTTTATTGGCGTTGGAAAACTCGGCATGGCTTGTGCCGAAGTAATGAGTTCCAAACATGATGTGGTGGGCTACGATGTTATGCCCAGAACCAGTGACAAAATCCGTGTGAGCGACACCCTGGAAGGCGCTGTTGCAGGGCGCGAATTGATTTTCGTTGCAGTCCAGACCCCACACGACCCCATTTATGACGGCAGTCAGCCTAGCTGTCATCTGCCCAACAAGGACTTTGACTACACCACAGTCAAACAGTGCTTGAAGGACATCAACGCCTTTGCCACCCCTGATCAGTTGGTGGTATTAATTAGTACAGTACTGCCAGGCACAGTTCGTCGTGAATTGCGCGAATGTATCAGCAATGCTCGTTTCATCTACAACCCCTATCTGATTGCCATGGGCAGTGTGGAATGGGACATGGTCAACCCCGAGATGGTGATCATTGGTACAGACGATGGTTCAGAGACTGGCGATGCCAAAATCCTCACTGATTTCTATCATACCATCATGGAAAACGACCCACGCTATATCATTGGCACCTGGGACGAAGCAGAAGCTATCAAGATCTTCTACAACACATTTATCAGTGCCAAAGTGGGCCTGGTAAACATGATTCAGGACGTGGCTATTAAAAACGGCAACATCAACGTGGATGTGGTCACAGGCGCACTGGCCAAATCCAACATGCGTATCATGGGACCCAAGTATATGACAGCAGGTATGGGCGATGCTGGTCCTTGCCACCCACGTGACAACATTGCACTACGCTGGATGGCTGGCAATCTAGGATTGGGTTACGATCTGTTCGATGCTATCATGGGCGCACGTGAAGTGCAAGCGGAAAACCTGGCAAAAGAACTGGTAAAACAAGCACAGGCGACTGCTCAACGTATCTATATCCATGGCAAAGCATACAAACCCAATGTGTCCTATTGTGATGGCAGTTACAGCCTGTTGGTGGGGCACTATTGTGAAAAACACGGCTTCCCACCCATCTATATTGACCCATTGACTGGTGATGATGCACTGACTGAAGTACAAGGTGTGGTGTTGTTGGCACACAATGCTGGCATCACCTATGACTATGCCAACATTGCCAATAAAGAAGTCAAACTGTATGTTAAGATCTTGCCTGGCAGTGTGATTGTTGATCCCTGGAGACAGTACCCACGTGACAGCCAAGACGTCACAGTGATCCACTACGGCAATACTCGCCTTTCTGAATAAATATCATAACAAAAAGGAAAGCCCGTGTATGCAAAACATTGCGGATTACAATGACGTTCTATGGGACGCATGGAACAGTTACGGTAAGCAGGAAGATCTAATAACAAAAAAACAAGCATTACTAGAGTCAGTGTTCGGGGACAACATCCCTGAGACTGGCACAGTATTGTTCAGCGGTTTCACACCTTTGTTGTTTGCAATGCAGGGCTACGATGTCTACTTGGATAATTGTAGCCCCGAATTATTGGAAGCTCTGCAGGAAATTACACCAGTTAAGAAGGCTGACTACTCACGCCGCTATAACGTGGTAATTGCCAGTGACGAGTTCTTTACATTTGCCGAGTCTGAAGCAGATCAGATTGGGCAGATTACCAAATACTGCCGCCTATCATCAGGTGGTACACTGTTGGCCACTGTGCGCGATTATAAGAATCAGGACTACAAGGAACGTGAAGTCAGTCAGCCTGCTATCGTTCGTAATAAGAATACCACACGCTTGTATGTGGAACACTTACAATCAGACGTACAGAACCGTGAAGTCATGCACTGCCGTGTGTATGCACTGGGTGATGATATGAAACAGGCAGGGCCTTGGCAGCGTAGACCCTTGTATTTTAAACAGTTTGCCAAGTTCTGTTATGATGCTGGTGCCAAGACGTTCACTGTACAGAAGAATGCCATGTACAAGAGTCTAATCAAACGCACTTACGAGCACATCATCACTGTCAAGTTCTAATCACCACTGGCCTTGGCCAGTGTAGTGATAGTCAAAACTCAAATCCAGGTCTTTATACTGATCCATAGTGGTCTGATAATGATGGTCAAAGTCCTCAATCACCTCAGTGTTGCCACTCAACTGTCTAGCACGGTCACTGGCTACACTCTTGGCACCACGGAAGTTGAGATAGTGCCAGGAATTGGGTCTTTGTTTGTGTACATAGTTAAAGTCAGCAGTCCAGGCACCTGATTTGTCTATTTCAAATTGGATCTGTGCAGAAAAGTCGCAACTGATCTGTGCGCCAAACTCACCGTCATCCAGTTGTGGATCAAATTGTATTTGTATACGATAGGCACCACGTGTTCTCCAGAGCATCCGTAGTAATGGCCAGATTTCATTAACCACACTGTCTGCCAATTGCCCTTTACCAGTGTTGATGATGTTGAAATCGAACTGTTCGTATTCAATTTCTCTTAGATCCTGTTCAAAAAACTCCAGCTGATAGTGATGTGCTACACTGGGCCTATCACCAAACGTTATATGGCGTTCGTTTTTAAGGCGTTGTAGCAAGATGGCCACTGACTTCAGTCGTATCAGTCTGTTGATCTTGGTATTACCAAAGTCCTTGGTAATCCAGGCACCTTCATAATTGACTTCAGCAACACCAAAACGTGCCATGTGTTGTGCCACAATGGTCTCAGGTGGAATATTAAAACCACCACCAGCGGCAATCACACTAAGAGCGCTGTTTCGCATACGCCACATCATGGTCATGGTTTCGTATACATGTTGCGGGCGTTCAGTAGGGAAGCCCATGATCCAGGTGCTGAATGCTTCCACCCCCACACGGGCGCCATCCAGTAGATTTTGCTCAATCTCTGCCACAGTAGTGCCCTTGTCCATGTCTTTTAGTATTTGTTCAGACCCTGACTCAATACCAAAGCTCAGTGAGATACATCCAGAGTCTGCCAGGTCCTGGAAGAACTCTAGATCCATACGTTCATCACAACGAGCATAGCCGGTCCAGTTGATTTTAATACCCGATGCAATGATGCCTTTACAGAATGCACGTAGTTCTTTTAGATTGCCGTTGACTAGACTGTCCAGGAACCAGACCACATCTACACCACGGTTGTAATACAAGTCCACCAGTTCGTTTACCACCTTGTCTGCAAGACGGCCACGATATTTCCAGAAATGTGTTTCAGCGCAGAACACGCATTTGGCAATACACCCGCGACTGAGTTCAAAGTTGATGCCATTAGGTATGCCGTAGTCTTCGGGCGGAAAGTAACTGTAGTCGGGTGCTGGCAACATGTCCAGGTTCAGGCGTTCGCCCTCCTGTTGGCGTATGTGCATCTGTTTGTCCAGTGGTTTGCCCGACTCAATGTGCTCTAGTATGTCCAACAACATCTGTTCACCTTCACCAGTGACAATGTAATCGTATTCAGGCTCAGGAGTCCAGTAGCCATTCTGTGTATCAGGCCCGCCAATGATGATTTTGATGTCAGGGCGGCGGCGTTTCAGCTCACGTGCCATCCACTTGGTGGGCTCAGCATTGCAATAGTACAAGCAGAAGCCCACAGCAGTGAAGTTCTGCTCTAATATGATATCCACATATTTCTTTAGGAAAGGTTCCACATACTGATGCAGATCATTCCAGTAACTCTGCCCCACCCATTTCCAATCGCGTGTGCCTGACCAGGGATTGAAGTCTAGGCCTTCCCAATTACACTGGTCCTGATTGGCTTTGGCATTCAGATCGTATGCGTGTGTGCGATACCCAGCTTGTTTGGCCACAGCGGCCAGCCGTGCCAGATTGTAGGGTGGGAAATTCACAGCCCATTCGGGAAGTAATACAAAAGCAATACTAGTATTTCGTGTTACATTTTCAATCTGAACCTGCTTGAGATTGCTCTGTGTTTTCAGTTTGGAATAGGGCAACAGTGCATCCAGAATCTTTTGTTCACGGGTGCCGTCAGCCACTTCCACTTTTCTTGCCACTGGGGTCTGGCGCAGATCCATGATTTTTTGCCAGCCGTATTTTTTAATTGACATGAGGTGTTAAATATGTTAGAGTTACAGTTACTTATTACTTTTAAGGTTTGCTTTGACTATTAAACGCATCGGTTTCGCCTGTAAGTGGATTGACCGCCCTGATCAGATCAACGGCATCAAGCCCAAGGACGAATGTAAACTGCTGAACACCATGGGCACAACTGTGGCCTGGCTGAACAGACAGAGCAAGGCAGCCGCAGAAGAAAAACTGTGGGAAATTACCAAATACAACATCGAGTCCATTCGGCGCCTTGTTGAACGAGTGGGAGAACAACATGAAGATCTTAGGATGGTGCGTCTTGGCAGCGATCTGTTGCCTGTTTTTACCGAGCCTACTTGGGGTTATTTTTACAACAGTGCTGATGTTATTAGCTATTGCGAGCGCCATTTCGCTACTGTTGGTGACCTGGCTCGTCAGCTTGGTGTTCGTCTGTCTTTCCATCCTGGGCAATTTTGCGTCCTTGCTAGCGAGACACCTGACATAGTAGAACGTAGTATTGAGGAGTTGGAATATCATGCAACTATGGCTAAGTGGATGGGATACGGCAGAAAATTTCAGGATTTTAAGATCAATGTACACATCTCCGGTCGTAAAGGCCCCCAAGGCATTAGAGATGTATATGGCCGTCTATCGCCTGAGGCACGTAACTGTCTGACATTAGAAAACGAGGAATATTCACATGGACTTGACGATTGTTTATCCGTTAGCGATCTTGTACCTACTGTGCTTGACATACATCATTATTGGATACGTGAAGGGGTATACATTGACCCAGACAGTGACAGCGTTAAGAGAGTGGTGGATAGTTGGCGCGGTGTACGCCCTACTATGCATTACAGTGTTAGCCGTGAAGATGTACTCGTCGGTCATGCCACTGACGATAGCCCAAGCATGGAGTCTCTGCTTCTAGAAGGATTCAGCAAACAAAAATTGCGAGCACATAGTGACTACTACTGGAATACCCAAGTCAACAACTGGGCACTGACCTTCCGTGATCAGTTCGACATCATGTGCGAAAGCAAAGCCAAGAATTTAGCCAGCTTTGCTCTGCATAAACATGCAAAACAGGCTGGCTATTAAAAAGTTTTAGGACTTTTTATTTCTTTACAGGTGCTTTTTTAGCGGCCACTGGTTTTTTAGTGCCAGTGGCCTTTTTTGCGGCCGCTGGCTTCTTAGCTGCCACTGGCTTCTTGGGTGTTGTTGCTTTCACAGTTCTGGCCTTTTTAACTGGTGCTGTCTCAGCTACCACAACTGTGGCTGGTGGCTCGCCCACTGCCACAACTGGTGCTTCAACTTTGTATGGTGCCGCTTCTGGTTTGATTTCATCCGCAGGCTTGGCGTCGAGTTCTTTTCTGGTGTTACTGTTACTGATCCAGAAAAATGCGATTGCTACTAAAACTAAAAATAATACTATTTCCATTATCGATTCTCCTTGCAAGTTATTTCGATTAAATATTTATAAACCATGTTTACCAATGGTATATTTTTTTGTTAATACATATTGCACACTCCAGGGCTGACCGTCACGATGTATGAAGAAATCTGGAACTACATCAGACACACGTCTGACCTGATCCAGAAAAGCCAGTCGATTGTCTCCAGTGCTCTGGAAGAACCAGCTGTTGCGTTCGGGGAAAATTACACTAGCATGACTTTTGTCGTTTACGAACTGGCTGGTTGGTAAACTGGGGTAAATCACGCGGTCAATGTGTTCTTTACGTAACCAACGACCGCTCCAGTGTTGTATCGTGGCTGATGTTGCTGACAACTGATCACGATCTATCAACTGGTCGCTGTCAGCTGGAATAGACTCCAGATGTTGCATCAGTGCATGAGTCTGGGCACGTTGTATCACAGGATCATTTGCTCGAATATAGAAACTTTCGTCAGGGTAGATGTATTTTGGATCACCTAGATAACGTTCACGGAACTCGTCAGTGAGGAAACGATCCAGACTGAGGTCACTCATGTAAGTCTGGTACTCACCCTGTTTGCAGATCATGCCGGGTTTGTCCATGCCCCAGACAAATCCCACACGTTTGCCCTGGTCCACTAGATCACGTAGATGCTGGAAATGGGTGTCCTTGAGTATGTTGCTACTGCGAGTGGCCAGCATCCAGGGATTCATAATGCCATTGCTGTAATAAACGAAATTGGCAGCATGGTGTGGATCAGTAAACTGTTTCATGATCATCTGGCCCACTTCCAGCACTCGTGTGTTGCCCACCTGATGTGCAATCTCCTTTAGTCGTGGCACGGCCACTCTCACTGTCTCACGATTGAACAAGTGGTCTTCTGGTGCCACGTCAGTGGCCGTAAAACTGCACACTTCATCTAGATGTATCTGGTTACGAAGGAACGTTTCCAGAATGTTGTGGCTGTCCACACCACCTGAATACATTAGCACCAGATGGTCGTAACGGTCTCTCAGTTCTTGTGCTCTTTGACGATACAGTTCATCCAGTGTGTCTGCTGGTTGCTGGTGCCAGGGCACCTGATCAAATGTCGATTGGTTGAACATCAGCTGTACGTGCTGAACGCCTGTTGCTGATGTAAATGCTGCCAGTTTGCTGTGTGTTCGAACTTCGTGGCCTGAATGGGTGTGTTCCGCTGGAACTAGGTAGTAGATGTTGTTCATAATATACGTACTTATGAATTAGTGACCGCGCACTAGAAAAAATCGTTGACTTTTGCTGCGATGCAACATAAAATAGATAAATACTTTGAAGGGTGCCGCAATAAGGTGGGCTCTTAGAAAAGTAAATTTCGCTTATATAAAGGAAAAGAAATTATGTTTACAGCAGACGCAACTATCGACGCAGTACAAACTGCAAAAAAGACTTTCGTTAACACATTCGTGACCAACGAAACACACAAAGAAGCAATGATCAAGTTCATTGATGCACAAGCCGATTACACCAAGAAGGCAGCCAAGGTTGGCATGGACACTTTCACTTCGCTTGCTAGCGAAGCAGTAAAGCAAATGCAAGAAGCCACCAAGTTTGACTATACCAAATTTGGTGAAGGCATTATGAAAGCCTACACAGCCCAGACAGCTAAAAAGTAATACTTTTAACTAAGTATTGACATAAGCCAGAAACCAGCTTATAATGCTGGTTTCGTCGCGAGAACCATATGGAAAAGCAAACTTTGATCATTGAAGTGCCACGTCGTCGTCGTAGAGCTGTCGAGCTGTACGCCGCCAACTCACCTTTCAAACCCAAGGTTGTGCAGAGCAAGCTGAGATTCCGACGTCGTGACAAGCACCAGAAAGACTGGGACTATTAAAGACAACCCCCTTGGCAGTAAATACTCCAGGGGGGTTTTCACATGCCGAAGCCAAATCCATTGCGTCTGATAATGCAGTCTGAGCTACCGCCAGTTAGTGTTCAGCGGCGTCTTCCCTATCGTCCCAGTCAACGTGAAGTACATCGAGTATACGATCTGCTCAATCGTTATGTGTTTGACAACTGTCTAACCCGTCCAAAAATTGAATTGGGTAGAACCAAAGGTTACTGGGGCATGTGTTATGGCTCCTGGACAGAAACCCGAACAGGCACTTATGTTACTATCAAATTGAGCGACAAGTGGTTTTGTCCGCAGTGGTTTGTAAACACACTGGCACATGAAATGGTGCATCAATATCAGTGGGACATAATAAGTCCAGCAAGAGAAGATAGTGGAAAAGAATGGCTGATGAGTCATGGTCCTAGTTTCTTTATGTTCAGAGATGAACTAGAGAAATATGGCATCAGTTTAAAGACAGCTCACGGACGCAAACGCTGGTTTAAACACCAAAACTTCAATAAGTGCTAGTTGTCTAGAATCCCATAAATACTGAACTGAAAAGTATTTTTTACAAGGGATTTTACATGAAACGTTTAGTTTTTGCTGTTCTAGCATTTTTGTCTTTCACCGCTGGCGCCTGGGACCAGCGAGCTCCACTACCCCCACAAGCATGTGCTGTTCACAGTCCTTATGGTTTTGCCCAGACTGCAAGACCTGCACTGCCTATCTGCCGTGAAGGCTATCTAGTAGCATACGATGCGCCAGTAAAAATCCCTGTATACGTGGCTTACACGCTACTACCACAAAATGCGCTGGGTTGTTTCCCACGCACCAACGCATTCGTTGCTGACCAAAGTTTAGGTGGCACTGGTGCTCGTCCTGACGATTACATCGGCACTGGATACGACAAAGGCCATGCGGCACCCGACGGGGATTTGTCCTGGAGCCAGCAAGTGGAATACGAAAGTTTCTTAATGACCAACATGTATCCACAAGCTGGCAGTCTAAACCGTGGCATCTGGAAGTTACTGGAAACTTCAGTGCGTGGCTGGGCAGTGCAAACGAACCAAAGCTATACGATATTCGTTGGCGCTATGTATGGCGCTGGTGATAAAACCATCGGCAATGGCGTGATTGTACCACACGGCTATTACAAGATTGTCATCAACAATAATACAAAACAAATTGCTGGTTGGCAATTCCCCCACGTGGCACCCTATCCCAATTTAGGCAATGACCTACGTGCATTCCGCAAGCCAGTGTCTAGTATTATGCAGGAGGCGGGTGTACAATATGCCTTCCCAGCTGGTGCAGTTGAAGTACCACCAGGTGCTGAGTGGCCAGTGGACTACGGCGCACTGACTAATGCCAAACGTGCCAAGTGCGGCCGTGCTGAGTAAGGAATAGATCGTGCGCTTTAAAGACCTAATTGATGAAAATTTTAAAGACGGTCGTCACCCTGAAGACAAGGGTGACAGCGCACGTCATGGCATACCCAAACATGCTAGCATAAGTACTTTGCGTAAAATTGCCAAGCAGGGTGGGCGTCGTGGACAACTGGCCCATTGGCAAGCCAATATGCGTAGTGGAAGAAGAAAAAAGAAAATGAATGAAAGTGATCTAGTTAGCGACAACATCGCCTATCATCAGGACCTGAGTCCTGCTGCCTGGGCCAATGGCAGTCTGCGTCCTGAAGTGAGATACAAACTGTTGAAGACAGCTCAGGTGTTTATCAGCTATCTGGACATTCCTGAATTTAAAATCACTGATGTGGTGTTGACTGGCAGCATGTGCAATTACAACTATACACAGTTCAGTGACTTTGATGTACATGTGGTCACACGTTACAGTGATCTACAATGCGACGACATTGCTGAAGCATTCTATCGTGCTAAAAAAGAATTATGGAACAACGCACATGATGTGATAGTCAACAATCATGATGTGGAATTGTATGTGGAAGACGTAAAACAGCCACCAGTTAGTGCAGGTGTATACAGCCTACTGGATGACAAATGGTTGAAAGAACCACAGTATGCTCCACCCACTATTGACGACAAAGCAGTCAATGCCAAGGTGGTGGACCTGATGACACAGATTGACCGAGCACTGGATTCAGATGCAGACAGCACAGACATTCAGCGCCTAAGAGAAAAGATTCGTAAAATGCGCCGCAGTGGACTGGACCGTGAGGGCGAGTTCGGTGTAGAGAATTTGGCATTCAAAGTTCTACGAAACATGGGCTATCTAGACAAGATAAGTAAATTATATAACCACAAGCAGGATCAGGAACTAAGTTTATGAGATTAATAGAACTATATGATAAAGTCGCTGAGGCTGAAGCCAAGCGCACGTTAGGTGGCTTTGACGTCACTCCATTGGACATTGAACATCAGGACACTGATGAAGCAATTAAAATAGACGCACCACAAACAAAGTGGAGCCGTGACGATATGCAAGACTACTTGGGTCGTATCAAAAATGACACCAAGACCAAAGCAGATAAATTTAAACCTATTATTCATGGTAGTAACATCAAGGCTATCACAAAAGATGACGGCGGCACTGAGTGGGACCTGGATGACCTGACTCAACAGATCACCACACGCCCCACCATGATCCTGGGCACCAATGCCAAAATGGCCAAGAGTAAAGAAGAAGGTGCCATGACCTATGACCTAACATTGCCTGCTCTGTCAGGCATTGTTGTGGATGAAGAGACTGGTGAGTTTGTGGAAATTAAAACCTGCCCAGGCGCTGGTGAATGTCAATTGTTCTGCTACGCTCGTAAGGGTGGCTATCGCATGTTCCCCGCTAGTAGCATGTCGGCAGCTCAAGCATTGAACTTCCTGGTTAACGATCCACAGGGATATATGGCTATGTTTGACCGAGAAGTCAAGGCAGCACTTGCTCGTACGCAAAAAGCAGGCGTCAAGTTACTGGTGCGTATACACGATGCTGGTGACTTCTTTAGTAAAGAATACTATAACCTGGCAATGAATGTGGCCAAGAACAATCCTGGTGCCACCTTCTACTTCTATACCAAGATGGGCGACATTGCCACTGATGCCAATGCACCAGCCAACGTGGTTGGCCAGTTCTCGGGTGGCGCACAAAGCCGCGAAGTGAAGAAAGTGGCATTCACACGTAATGCTGGTCGCCATGTCAAGGACGCTATCACGTTACCCAAAGACATGTTCCGTGATTTGTTTACGACAGATGCCAAAGGCAAGTATGTGAAGGATGCCAAAGGCCGCACACAAGTCAAGAGTGAAGCTGACTGGAACCAGTTTAAAGACAAACTGGCGTCTGCTTACAACATTCCTGCAGACTCCATTGTCACATACGATCAGATTCTGCGTATTCCCGAAGGTCCTAAACCCAAGTGGAACGTGGTTGTTTTTCCAGCTGGTCACGGTGACCTAGCTGCCGCCCGTCTAGACGTGGCACACCAGTTCCTAATGTTCCACTAAAATGCGAGCCACTGAGTTTGTCACTGAAATATTTGCCCCTGGTAAGAAAAACTGGGAGTGGGCACGCCTTGGTACTAACGAAGTATCTGCGTTTTTTAAAGTAGGCGGTAGAGAATATCTTTGGCAAGCGTTTACTGGTGTTAGTAATCCTACTAAGTGGGAAATACAATTTCGTTTAATAAGAAAACCTGATGAAGACCCTGATGATTTAGACTTATTCGGACAAACTGGCACAGGTAACTCAGCAGAAGTGATGTCAACCGCTGTGGATATCACCCGCGCATTCTTAAAAGAATACGGACTTGATAGAGTAGAAGAAATTACATTCAATGCTAAAGAAGATAGTCGCATCGCACTGTATGCCAAGATGATTAAACGACTGTTGCCTGACTGGGACTTGTATAGTAGAAAAGATTCAGTGAATGGTATGACATTTTCTCTTACAGATCGTAGAGCATATGACAAGCCTGAGAACAAAATAGGTGAAGCATTTAATCAACCATACAAAATGCAATGGGAAAAGAGTGAAGCTGATGACTCTATGGATGCATTGGTTCGATTACCCGACGGATCAAACCTAAGTATCATGTTCAACCAGGAGTACGGTGACGAAGGTGAAGAAGTTACGCAAGTTGAGTTCTGGAGAAATAACAGCCAAGAGGTCACTGGTGAAGGTGATGCTCAACGAATCTTTGCTACAGTGTTGGCCGCCATTCAGAAGTACATTAAAAAACACAAACCGCAAAGACTGAGTTTTTCAGCCAGCAAAGAAGTTGACCCATCTACGTACTATGGACCAGATGATGTTGTGCCAAACCCTGAAAGTCGTGCCAAGTTATACGACAGACTGGTTCAGCGTTATGCTAAAGCGTGGGGCTACAGAGCTTTCCGTGCTGACAATGGTGATTTAGTTATATATGAATTGAGTAGATTAAAGCCTGGTGTGGCGGAAGATATTTCGCGTAGAGGATTCCTAGGTGGGATGGCTGCGGCCGCCGCTGGCATGGCCGCTACTGATGCTGAGGCAGGTAAAAAGAAACCAGCGAATGACAAGAATGCCAAGGCCATGAACACTAAGATTGATCCCAAGTATCAATTGGCACACGGCGACGATTTGCCTGTACTCAGTAACAATCCCCGTGTGGAGATTGCTGTACAAAAAGCAGCCAAAGCTCATGGCATCACACACCCTACCGAGCTGGCACAGTTTATGGCACAAACCAATCACGAAAGCTGGGACTTTAGCAAACTGTATCAAGTGGGTGATAAACGTGTGTACGGTGGTAAAGGCATCATCCAGTTAACTGGCAAAAACAACTACGCCGCAGCCAGCAAGTATGCTGGTGTGGATCTGGTCAAGAACCCCGAGCAGGCAGCTAAACTGGATGTAGCACTAAAGGTAGCCATCTGGTTCTGGAAAAACGAAGTACGCCGCTATGCCAAGACACCTGAACAGTTTTTAAACACCAAGTTGATCACACGCATTGTGAACGGACCTGACATGAATGGACTCAAGGACCGTGAAGAGAAATTTAAGAGATACTTGAGCATACTATGAGAGCCAGAGAATTTATCACACTGCGAGAAGGCCTAGCAGTCGACGTGCCCAACGAAGACTGGTTAGAGGATGCTATTGCATACTCCATGAAAAAAGGTCGCAACAGTTTCGGTGTGCCATATATGAACAAAGTCACAGCATATCTGACTGGCGACCGGTATGTGGAGATTCCTACCAAACTGGCAGCCAGTTTTCCAGGCATGCGAGACGAACAAAAGAACGTGCGTCCAAAAGATCTAGAAGCCATCATGAAAATCATGAAGGACACCGGACGTCTGCCGTCGTTGGACAGCGGCAAAGAATACTATCCATTTATCCGTGTGGCATACAATGGTGAAGCCTGGGTCAGTGAAGGCAACCATCGCATCATGGCTGCTGCCAAATTGGGCTGGCCCACTATTAAAGTGGAAGTGCAATACAACGACGGTGGTGAGCGTGTTAAACATGGCCCACTATACCCAGGCAAAATTGGATTGGGTAATGTTACTGAAGGCCGTTACAAAATTGAAGAGGCACCTACTGGTCTCACATACTTTGGGTATCCATGTACCAAGGACTGTTCGGGACATCGTGCTGGCTATAACTGGGCCGTGGCCTGGAACATCACTGATCCTGACGACTGCCCCTATCGTCCATCACACAACAGCTTCTGGGAAGGCTGCCGCAGTCTAGGAGATCCGCAAGATGAGAACGAATGAATCCGTGATCGGGTTAAATATATTAGCACCTGTTGGAAGAATTTAACATGAGAATATTTGAAATAGACGAATCACTACACGACTGGTTCACGGACAAATGGGTGCGATTTGGTCCTGACGGAAAAATACGCGGTGATTGTGCTAGAGGTTCAGACTCTGAAGGCAAGCCCAAGTGCCTGCCACAGAGTAAGGCGCATAGTTTAGGCAAGAAGGGTCGTGCAAGTGCAGCCGCACGTAAGCGCAGGCAAGACCCCAACCCGGAAAGAAAAGGAGCGGCTATTAACGTGGCCACTAAAAAGAAATGAGATTAGATGAATTTGAAAACCAATCATTGTCATGCTCAGAGTGTGGCGGCCCAGCCTTTACAGACTTAATACTGGCTGAAAAGAAAGATGCATGTTATAGCAAAGTTCGGAGTCGCTATAAAGTATGGCCCAGTGCTTATGCATCAGGTGCGTTAGTACAGTGCCGCAAGAAGGGTGCTGCCAACTGGGGCAATAAATCAGAAAACGTAGAAGAAGAAAGTATAGCAAACGAAAAGTGGAGCCAAAAGTACAAGAGTTCTATCAACTGTGATAATCCCAAAGGGTTCAGTCAACGTGCCCATTGTGCTGGACGTAACAAGAACGAGAATATAAATGAGTTCGCCCCAGATGATGGTGGTGGCGATGGTGGTGAAGAAGATACATTACACAAGTACGCTCGTATGTGGTACAATGGTGACTTGGGTACACAACAGAAAGTAGAACAGATCCTGGATCGCATGGGTTGGGAAATTGGCGAAATAGAATCTGAAGAGGGCGGCGCCTTTGTTGTGCAGGCTGGTGACGAAGACGGTAAAAGTTACATCGGCTTTGCTCCAGAAGATTTGTCTGAAGGTGTGGCGGAAGGCTTGGGTGATACACAAAAGAAGATTGAAGATACTATCAACAAGTTAGAAGATAGATTGAAACACGCCAAGTCAGATGAACAATGGGATAGAATTAGTGCCCGCATTGAAAGATTACAAGCAGGGTTAAAGCGTAGTAAGCAAGGTGTGGCGGAAGGCCATGACGATGACGGATATGGATACAAGTCGTTCACTGCTGAAGATATCATGAAGCTGATCAATACTGGCAACTGGGAAGCCATGGCAGACATTACTCCTGGCAGACATCTGCAACTGCGTAACACTCGCAATGGCAAGACCACAACAGTACACGTCAAGCAAAGCATGACAGAAGATCCAGATGCACTGTTCGACATGATTGAAGAAATGGTGGAACACATTGCACAACAACACGGTGTAGATGCCGAGTTTATCTGGGAATACCTGGAGCCAGTGAGTGATCAGGAACTGTTGGAAACTGCGGCCTGGAAACGTAAAGCAGGCAAGAACAAAAACGGTGGACTGAACCGCAAAGGCGTCATGAGCTATCGCCGTGAGCACCCTGGTAGCAAATTACAGACAGCGGTGACAACCAAGCCCAGCAAACTCAAGCCAGGTAGCAAGGCGGCCAAACGCCGCAAGAGTTTCTGTGCTAGAATGTCGGGCATGAAGGGTGCAATGAAGAAGCCCAACGGCAAACCCACACGCAAAGCATTAGCATTGAGAAAGTGGAACTGCTGAAAGTAGTACCCAAGTACTACTCTTTCTGGCTTGACATGTTGGGCCAGATCAGCTACAATTCAGCTCTGTTCAGGTAAATAGTGTATAAAGCACTGATTTTAAACAAGAAAATTTAGGCTTGACATCAGAACCAAAAGGTTTTACAATACACATTAGGACAACGAATTCATGTATAAAATGTTAAATTTTGAAGCTACAGTAAAGATCAATGGCGTCTATACTATAGTACGAGTCCAGGCGGAAGGTATTCAGCAAGCCAGCCGCCAACTGGAAGGCCTTTACGGCAAAGGATCAATCGTTCATCTCCCACGCCAGATTTAATTCTGGTTAGATGAGTGGTTGACACTTTACCTAAAGTCTTGTATAGTTCAATTGCTGTGTTTTTTTTCAATCAACCTTTTTAAGGAGTTCTTCAATGACTGCTACCAAAGCAAAAATCAGCAAAGAAAGTTTCACCGTTGCAGGTGTTTCTAAACTCAATGGCAAGTTCAAAGTGCGTTTTACGCATGATCTGACCTACGTCAAAGGCCTCAGCAAAGCAGGCAACACCGAGATCGAACTGGTCGATCTTCCCAAGGCAATGACCAAGGGCGAGTGCGTCAAGCACTTGAAGACTCTGGACATGTATACTCGTCCCGAGTATCAGGCTGCAATCGATGCGGCTGATGAAAAGTACAATGGCACTGCCGTTGTCAAAGTCAAGGCCACCAAGGCCAAGACTGCCAAGGTTACCGCTGAGCAAGTGGTTGCCGCAACTAAAGAAACAGTCTAAACAGACGCCGGGCAATGCCCGGTTCCCCATTTTAAGGATAGGTACAGCAAGTTTATAACTTCTGACGGCTGGTACACCATGGTAGTTCACTGGAGCGAAGCAGGTAAAACTGTCTAGCATTGAAGGTGGCTATTGAAATGGCCCAGCAAACCAGGTGTGATGGCCCTGGCTAAAAACGCAGTCACCCCCTATCCTGTTTTTCTTTCCACAAGGTGCAATATCCATGATCTTCTACAAAAAAGTTGGGCGTAGGTATGTGCCTGTGGCTGAATACGACCAAGAGTACCTGGACAGTTTTCCCAAGGGCAATCACTTGGTCATGTGTTACCCCGGCGGCCAGAGTCGTCGGTTTAACATCGATCCCAATCATGCGGCATTGATCGCCGCCGCTCGTGTGGCAGAAGACGCCATTTGTCGGGCAATCAGCAAAGCGGCAGAACTGCGACCCCAACGCACTCCTCTTACGCCTAAACAGAAAAAAGCGTGGGAAAATCTGCAAGAAGCATTTGGTGAAGAACTCTGCACTTTGCGTGGTCTAAGTATTCACGACTGTGCTGAAGCAGGAATCAAAGCCCTAATGGTTGAAGCTGACAAGCTGATGCAACACCCCAGTGTGCGTGAAGCATATGAGCATTTCCAATTAGTGTGTCAGTTAACCAGGGAGTCCAAATGATACGTATACTCTTAGCATTCCTAATCGTGTTCAGCATGTTTTTCCTTGGCATCAATGCTGTCAGGGAAATGACCGGCCGAGATCGCTGGGCTTTAACCAAATTGTTGACTTACAGTCTAGCCTGCGCTATACTGACATCCGCAACTTTAATCATGTTAGTAATTCTTTTTTAAGGAAATCAAAAATGAAACGTATTCTTACTCTGTCGGTTCTGTCTGCCGCTGTACTGATGACCGGCTGTACCCGAATTGAAACTGGTGAGGTGGGTCTGCGGGTGGGCTTTGACAAGCAGGTTAAAAACGAAGAACTGCTACCTGGTTCGTTTAACCAAGTTATCATCGGTGATGTGATGACATTTCCAGTCAAGGAAGTGGCAGTCAAGGTGGACGACCTCAATCCACAAGCCGCTGACAACAGCACAATGAAAGACTTTGACCTGACTGTGATCTACAACATCAACCCCAGTCAGATTGCTGAGATCTACAACAGCAAAAACAAAAGTTTCCACGCTCGCCATGACGGTGACACCTACCTGATGTACAACTACATCTTCAACGCCACACGCAATGCCGTGTACAAGGCAGCTCGCAAACACGATGCGCTGAACATGGGCGACAACCGTTCAGTCATGGAAGCAGAAATCCGTGAAACAGTCACCAAGACGCTGGGTGATGAAAAGCTGGATGGCATTATTACTATCACGCAAGTGTTGATCCGTAACATTGTGCCTGCTGACACTGTGGTGGAAAGTGCCAATGCACTGGTTCGTGCTAAAAACGAAACCAAGCAGAAGGAAGCAGAAGTTCGCACTGCCAAACTGGAAGCTGAACGTATTCAGGCTCTGGCACAGAACGCTGGCGCTATCCAGTACATGGATGCACAGACACGCATGATGCAAGCGGAAGCCGCCAAAATTCAGGCACAAGCTATTGCACAGTTTAAAGGTGGTACACTGGTTATCGGTGGACAACCACCAGTGTTAAATGTGGGCAAGTGATTATGGCCAAGAAAAAACCCGCAACACCTGAACCCACAATTCAGGAACAGGAAAAACTGATTGAGATTCTCAAGTTTACTCCACGCACCTACAAAATTCAGATGTGGGGGTATGGTGGCGAGTATGTGATGGGCACTGTGGATCGCCGGATCTACGACTACTTTCGACATCGCCGCCTCAACTTGATGGATTACGCCTGGGATAGTGATTATGCACGAGATAACAATATCCCAGAAGACATGCAACCATTCCCGTCGGGTTCATGGTATGAGTGTGATGACATGGGCCACACACATGGTGTGGACCGTGGCGCTGGTACTCTGCAAATCCTAGACGAGAACGAAGAAGTCATCTACGAACGCAGTCTGGAAGATGTTGACGGTTACAGTGATGACAGCCCCGAGTGGTCAGGTGGTGACGAAGTCTGGATTGATGAAAAGCCTGAAGGTACTGTGGTGTTCATTGGCACCAGCAGTGAGAAGGGCACGTTCTTTGAAGGTGAGATTCCGTTAACCATGCCCTTTGACATCACCAAGCTGAGCCTGAGTTACGATGAGGTGGACGGTAATGAGATCGTGAACAAAGTGACGTATGCTGAAGAAGAAATTGACAACTCGGGTGGCAGTACCAGCGGCAAGAGTTCCGACTTCGGCTTCTACATTGCCGGCTCCAACAAGCACGATGGCAAAGGATATGAGCGTTACAAGGATCTGGATGATATCAATTACACTGTGACCGACTGGTTCCCTGCCAAAGTGAAACCAGTGCGACTGGGCAAGTACAATGTCAAAACCAAGGACGGTTACAGTTACCAGGCCAACTGGAATGGCACATTCTGGCACAACGACTGGAACGAAGAAAAAATCAAAGTTACCGAGTGGCAGGGCGTTGACCACGATCCAGATGCTGATGACAACTGGGACGCTGTCACTGAGTTACAAAAGATCATAGACAGTGTGGATTTCAACCAGGGTGTGGCGGCATTTGAGCTGGCACTGGAAGAACTGGGCAAAGAGTTTGATGCAGAACAACCAGTGGCCTGTTTCAGCTGTGGTGCAGAACACCTGGAAAGTGACCTACCTGAACTGAACGGACAACTGTTTTGCCCTGACTGTAAAGAAGGCTGGGTCATGATGGATGCTCGTGAGCCAGAGGAAGAACAAACTGGCTGGCCATTTGCTGGCCCAGCTAAAGTTAAGGAGAAAGAAGTGACTGAATCCAAATGGTGGACAGTGCGTACACACTACAAGAAGTCATGTGAACAGCACGAATATTTTGTGCAACGCGATGGCACTGGCCGTATTAAAGTGGTTGACGGTTTCCGCTTCTGCACTTATAATGTAGAGACCAATGATGGCAAGTTTCCGCAGTTTGAGTTTACCACTGTACCAGGTGGCAATGCCGCCCGAGACAGTCTGGACCTGAACAGTCTAAGTGGATCAAACATCGAAAGCTCAGAAATGGTGGAAATGTTCGACGGCGGTTGCTGGGGTGATACTGAGATCACTGGCATTGACGACGAGAACGAAGTGGAACGCCTGGAAGAGTTCCTGAGCGAGAACGGTTCGTATGCTCTAGAGGATGAGGGCGAATGGTACTTGGATGAAACAGAAGTTTGGGTTTGGGGTCCGCTAGAAGTGGAAGACGATGAAGGCAATGTCCGCATCGTGTGTGCGGATGCGGACGGCAACATGGTGGACTTTGAGCCAGACGGACCCAAGGACAGCGACCAAGGCGGCTGATATGTTTTGTGAACCTGAGGAGTTGATAGAAATGGAACAAGATCTAATTAACCTGGATCGTGATCGTGTGCGTGAAATCTGCTTGGAGACCATTCGCGAAATGGTGTACGAGTATGAAGCAAACAAATACGAACTAGCACAACTGAAGGCAGGCACTCGTGTGTTACTGCCCACCAGTGATGAACATGCCAAAATGATGTTGATCATTGCCACCAACTACCTGGGTATCAAGCCTGGTGATCCCATCACTATCACTGCGCCATGATTTACTTCAACGTCAACATTCGGAATCCCCGTTGGTGGGATCGGTTTGAGAACATCAAATGGTGGTCAGGCGCGACTCCCTTTAAGAATAAGTTTTGGGAAGTTCAAATCCTTAAAGGTCCTGAATTGTTCCGAATTGAATTTGAAGTTACTACACAACAGGATCACGCTGGTGTGAATCTTGAACTGGGATTACTGGGCTATCATATCGGCTTTACCGTCTACGACAATCGTCATTGGCACTATGGAGAAAATCGCTGGATGATTTACACTGAAGAACAAGGACTACACTAATGAAAATTGAACTACATGACGACACTGTGGACGGTATGGTTCGCGATGTGTTGAGACAACAGATTAAAATTTGTAAAGCCAATATAAAAAATCTCAAGAAACAATCCAAACTGAAAGATTTTGAGGCTGAAGATCTAGGCAACAACATCCACACACTGGCCGCTTTGGAAACAGTGTACGACTACTTTGGTGGCGACAAATTATGAGTGGAAATGGCGTCATTGCTGAAGAACCCATGCAACGCTGTGAGCAGTGTGGAGTGATTGAAGAGTGTCGTCCATATGGTGCCAACGATGAACAGATCTGTTTTGATTGCGCTATGAAGGACGATCAGTCACGAGCTATTGCTGAACGCAAAATGGCCGCATACATTTTTGGAGAAACAGATGTTTGAATGGTTTAGAAATTACCGCCAGTCCAAAGGCAGTCTGGCTGAAGACATGGACACCGTGATGAATGATGTAAACAACGTGGTCAAGTTTCCCGAGCCACGGGCAGTTCCTCCTGTGCCTCCAGTAGCACCATTACCCGAGCCTAAGATCTTTTATCGCATTGGTGCCACTGACACCAACCGCGTGGCGTTCAGCATGGGCGGCATGGAAATCACTATGAATCGAGTGGGTGTACAAAACATGATTGATCAGTTGTCAGTGTTTCGTGACCAGATTCAAGACGAAGAACCAGAGGTCAATCAGTGACCCGTGTGCCCATAAGTCCAGGACTGTGGCTGGTGTATGTGGCCAGCTCGTACCTGTTTGTAGGCCTGGGCAATCTGATCTTTCGATGGTTTCCTGGTGAGTTCGTCAGCATGGGATATGTGATCGTTTTAAGCCTGCCACTGTGGGTGCCACCACTAAGTAGATGGGTGGGCGTTGGGCCCATATGGAGAATGTAGCATGTCCAATCTAAAAGAATACTTTGAAAACAGAGCATACAAGAGTCAGTATGACATGGGTGACCGAGTGTTTGGTCGCATCAACAAGATTCCTTTCGTGGGCACAGTGGGAAATGACACCCTGATTTCTGAAATTGAAGGCCCACGCATCAGTGTGCATCTGGACCTGCCTTTAAAGATTGACGGTGAGTTGCGAACTGTTATAATTGTCAAACATCGTGACATTAAACCATTGAAAATTTATGACTAGGCACAACTGATGGAAACTTACTTACTGACATTTTTAGCACTGATACAGTTCAAGCACTGGTACATCGATTTTGTAAACCAGAGCATGGCTGAAGTGGAAGGCAAAGGCATCTACGGCAACCCACTGGGCATCTGGCACAGTCTAAAACATGGCCTGGGCACCACTGCCTGTATTTGTGCAATCACTGGGCCAGTGGGACTCAGCTATGCACTGATTTTAGGGGCACTGGATTTTGTTGTTCACTACCACGTGGACTGGGCCAAAATGAACTGGAGCAATCGTGACATCCAGACTCACGCATTTTGGGTACACC